CCTTTGTATATCTACTAAGTTCAGGAAAATCTTTAGTAAGTTCATTTAATTTAATGCCGGCATGCATTGCAGCAATACAATAAGTTGGATGTAAATGTACAACAACTCTAACTTCTTTATGTTGACCTAAATTCTTCTGTAACCCGAAATGTAAAGGCAGTTCACCACTAGGTTTTAGATTAGCGCTGATATCAGTATAGTCTAAGACTTCGTAATTGTATTCTAAACGAGGAGGTTGACCATAAAAACCCTCTACAATACCAATTTTTTTAAACTGATCAGGCTGTAGAGTTTGTTTTCTTACACCAGTAGGAGTAATATAAAAATAATCTCTATCATAGTGACGAATACTCACATTAGAGTCTCTACTAGTGCTCCAATTACGGTTATAACCTTCAACTAATACATCACAAATTGTTTCTAACATTTTTTATTATCCTTATGATTGACGGGCTTCATGATATTCTTCAATATAATATAGGGTAGTCAGTATCAGACAGTATCCCAATTCGCATAATAATATGTTTTGGGTTTTTCAATTGTAATATCAAAAAAACCTGAATGATCCCATTTTCCTGTTTTATATTTACTAAAAAGTACTTTAGCAAGATATTTATTAAATTCAGGAGTTAAATGCCCAAATAGAGTAGGTTTTTCTTGGCGTTTAATATTCATATCCATACCTAATAATTCAGCCTGTCTAAAACAAAAACTATGACATGGGTGAATAGTAGAATCTAATTTATATCTTTTGAATCTTTCTTGTTTAAAAGAATTAGTAAAGCACGGGTATATAATTATATTATGATGTAATTTTTCGATTTTATTAATCATTAAATCGCTCATATCATCATTGAAATCAAAATTAGGTACTAAAAACCACCCTCGTAAATTGTTAAATAACTCTTGAGTATTTGTTGGTAGCTGTCCAGCATAAGTATTTTCTAATTTTTCTATATGTGGAATAGATGTTATATAGTGATGTTGATGATTTATCACGATTGAATTAGGATATCTATGTGGGTCAGTTACTAAAAATATAACTAAATCATGCTTTGACCCTGTTGCTAATAAATTTTTATAAGAAAAATATAAAGATGATCCGGCCCTAGCATAGTTATCCACTTTAATTGATTGTTTAGAATCCTCTTCAAGTAATTTAACTATATAGTTAATCCAATTATCAGTATTCGTACTTAATCCAGTAGCAGCAAAACTGTCACCATATATACCTAAATTCATAATTTACAGGCCCCACAATCTTCTTCATCAAAATTAATAGGCATAAGCGGAGCTTCTTCTGCTGCTGACTTACTGCCGGCTTTATTAATCAAACTGTAGTAAAAGGTCTTTAGTCCCCAAATATGTGCTTGCATTAAATTCTTAGCTATTAGTGTTGTAGGAACTTTACGGTCAGGGAAAAATGCAGGATTATAAAAAGTATTAGTACTAATGCTTTGATCTACATATGCAGCTAATACCGCAGCAGTTTTGATATAACCATCACAATCTTTTTGATCCCACATTAGTTGGTATTTATTTTTTAATTTTTGATACTCAGGAACTACTTGAACAAAAGATCCAGCTTTACTTTCTTTTACAGAGATTAAACTCATTGGCATCTCAATACCATTTGTAGAATTAATAACAACTGAACTAGATTCCACTGGTGCTATAGCCATTAATGTAGCATTACGAACACCATGTTTCGTCATGTTTTCTCTGAGAGTTTCCCAATCAAGTTCAGGACTAAATTCTGCTAAATTGTTAACCGCATCGGCCCGCAACTCCCAAGGAAAGATGCCTTGACCATATCTTGTCCTAGCACTTTCTCTACAAGGACCGCGTTCTTTGGCTAACTCTACTGTAGCTTCTGTTAGGTAATATGCTTGATGCTCAACCCAAGTCTTAACATCTTGTAATGCATCTTTATCGCCATATTTGTAACCACGCTTGGCATGCCAATACGCTAAGTTAGTTACACCAATACCAAGTGGTTGAATTTCTTCATTACTTAGTTTAGACTGGATGGAGAGATAATCTTGATAATCGAGTATATTACAAAGACTACGCTGAAGTATACGACAAGCACGGCGCATGTCTTCTGGGTTACGGAACGCACCCCAATTGATTGAGCCCAGGGTGCAAAGCGCGATGCGACCATCGCTGTCACCCAAACGTTTAAAGGGTTTAGTAGGAAGTAGAATTTCACAGCAAAGATTACTCTGGTAAATTGTATGATACTCGGGATCAAATGGACCCTGCTTCATAACATTGTCAATGAACACTAGATAAATACGCCCTGTATCTGTTCGTTCTTTTAGAATGCCACTTTTGAATACTTCTTCGGCACTCATAGTTTTTTTACGAAGTCCTGCTTGATTTTCGTATTTTATATAGAGTTCTTCAAAGAGTTCAGTGTTTTTATAGAAGGCTTCATAAAGGTCCGGTACTTGGTTTGGGTCGAAGAACGTAATATTCTCTTTGTTCTTAAACCTACGCCAAAAGAATGCTGAGAGTACGACACCATAGTCCATATGTCTGACACGGGTTTCTTCTGTTCCTTGATTATTTTTGAGCACAATAAGGTCATCAAATTGGTGATGCCAAATCGGATAGAACACAGTAGCTGACGCATTTCTAATCCCTCCTTGTGAACAGGATCTAAGATCCCCAAACCATTTCTTTAAGAACGGAATCATGCCAGTATGCATGATCTCGCCTCCCCTAATTGGACTACCCAATGGGCGTAGTCTACCAATCTCTAATCCTATGCCAGCGCGTTTACTGGCATATTTAGCCATCATTTCTCCACTAGCAAAAATGGAGTCAAGATCATCATCAGCACGAATGAGTACACAACTACTGAATTGTTTAGTGGGAGTTCCAAGCCCAGCAAGAACAGGAGTAGCGAGAGTAAATAAACCATCTGAAGCCGCATTATAATATTCCTTAATAAACTTTAATCTTGCTGAAATTGGTTCTTCTTTATGAAAAATTGTAGCAGCAGCAATCATATAACGAATTTGTGGGGTTTCATAAATTTCTTTTGAGCTACGGTTCCGTACCAAATATTTTTCAATTAACTGTTCAATAGCCGCGTAACTATATTGTTCATCTTTTCCATGATCAATAAAGGCTTCCATTTTATTCCAATCATCTTCACTATACCATTCTAATAATTCAGGGGTATATAAACCCACTTTTATATTGCGTACAACAACATCATAGATTTTAGGAACATTATAGCTACCGTATACATCTTTGCGTAGCATACTTAATCGCTGTTTACCTGCTACAAATTGATAATTAGTATGACCTACATCAGGATTGGTTTCAACATCAATCAAATCAACAATGGCTCTTAATGTAATTTCATCAATTTCTTTAGTTGTTATGCCATCATAAAAATGCGGTTGCGCTTTGATTTCTATCATGCTTTGACTTACATCGGCAATACCTGTACATATATTTGCAATTTGCGCTTGCCATTTTTCTATTGTAAGGGGTTCTTTTAAGCCTGAGCGCTTAACGACATTTATTCTCATGTTCAACCTATTTTTTTAATTATTTTAGAAATATCTATTAATTTAGAAATTTTAAAATCTTGTAGACAACTATTTACTACCATATTGGGCCAGTAATTAAGTATATATTTTGCATCATCTACTAGAACCAATACAACATCTTCATTATTATAGTCTTTAGCGTGGGCAAAGTCAACCTTATCAACGCCCAATAGTAGTAGAGTGTATACCATACCCAAACCACGAGCAACAGTACAGTAATTATTTTCTGCTAATAATTCCCAAGGATTGGGCCAATCATTAATAAAATCAGTATGAAGATAATGAGTTACTAGCGGTGCATGTTGCCACCATTTGTCAATCTCTATACATTTGGTTTTTAAATCTTTTTCTTCTAACGACTGCCGTAGACGATACCAACTTGTTAATCTAGTATCATATGTTGATTGAAATACATTGGTCATTTAGACAAGTTCAACGTCAAATGACTTAAGTGCTTCTACTACTACATCAGGATCGACAAACGAATCAGCGTTAAATTCACACTGTTCCCATAACCAAAATTGTTTTTCTCTTAGATATTTTCTATCTTTTAATAAATTTACATTTTCAGGATGACCAAATATTACAGGATCACTTTGCCCCCAAAGTACTATACCCGGTTTACCTTGATCCCAACAGTAATGTTGGAAAAAACTATCTATCCCCATCCAAGTTTTACATTCTTTAATCAACAATGCAAGATCTGCTAAAGATAGATTTTGTCTAAAATCACCTACTAGAGGCACTTCACCTCCTACTCCAACTTGAACAATTGGTTCTTTGACTTTAGCAATTACTTTTTCCCAATATGGATAATTTTTAGGATGCTGTTTTCCATTACGCATTGTTTTTGCATAGGGTGATAAAATAATCATTTAAATGCTTCCACAGTTAAAAATAAATGAGCAGGATAATGATCTAAGTACTTGCTAGCAGCAGGTAATCTATTTACAGTATTAAACCCTGTCCACATCATATGAGTACGGAGTTGATCTTCCGTAAATAAAAACAAATGTTCTTGGCCCTTTATCCAAGGCATTGAAAAAAAATGTCCATACAAATGTATTCTATAGTCAGGTGATCCATTAACAAAATCTCTACAACTTGCTAAGAAATCAGGGGTCTCTAAATATAATCTACCATTTGGTTTTAATACTCTATGCCATTCTTTAAGTACATCTTTACCCTTGTGCCAATCAAAGTGTTCAATAATATGAAACGCTTTTATTTCATCTACACTATTATCTTCATATGGAATTTTGCTTACATCAAATCTAGCGTCAACTTTTCCATCATGATATAAATCTACATTGATATAACCATCAATATAATCATCACCACATGCCAAATTTAATTTAATCATGATTTATCCACATAAAGTTTTCTAAACCCATCTTCTAAACTACCTGTCCAATTCCATTGATCCATTTTCTGATAAACATTGTAATGCTCAATTGCTCCAAATAACTGTTTAGCTTCAGCAATACTTCTACCAGGAATAATGTCAGGATAACAAGTAAAGATGATAGGATTTTTAATATCAGGTAATACTTTCTTAAACACTATATGATCACCCATACCACAGTCTAATACTACAATAGTACTATCTCCAAGATTCATAATGTTTTTAAATATCTGCTCATCATGCATGAACATTTCATGATGACCATCTCTTATACCACCATCTTTGTTTTTTAAATGCCAAGTAATTGCATTGGGTACTATTAGATTTTTATACCCTCTTTGTTTTAGTGCATAGGTAAATAGAGTTTCTTCTCTATGCGCTATTCTACTTAAACCTAAATGATAATCTGCGATCCCTGCTCTATATAAGAATGAACAATGTAAATGATCTACTTCTTGTTTTTCTTTAATATAATGCCACTGCAAATTACCTTCATTATAAATATCCTCAATTTTACCTGTAGCTTGAATCTCTCCAAATAACGGTGGTGTTAACACACTACCGCCTACTCCACCAACATCATCCGCAGTATGCGAATATAATACTTTTAGTGTGTTGGATTCGGCAACTGTATCATCATCCATACGCCAAACCCACTTATATCCCATTCTATTTGCTTTGTCATGATTAAAATGTTGACCTTTCTTTTCAGCAAATAACCATTCCCATTGTATACCCTTTTGATCCAAAATTTGAAAGATATACAGATAATGTTGAATCTCCCGTACATCAATTGGGTCTACATTATCATCAAATACAATAAGTTTATCGGGCTTCAATGTTTGATTAGCTACACTCATCATTGCTAATGGAAGTGTAGTATCATATCTACCTCTAGTAGAAATAGAACATAATATATTTTTACTCATCTTTTCCAACGTTGGTTACAATAAGGGAGTTCTCTCCAATTAAATTTATTACCTAAATGGTCTATATCATAGTAATAAATTTGATCTGACTTTAAATTAGTAAATCCAAACTCTTTTAGTTTGTTTTCTAATATTTCTTTACCTTTAAATTTAGGATGTAAATCAGTATGAATTTCTAGTACTACTTCATTAATTCTATTCATTTCTTCATGTGTAGCAGTTAATAATATATCGTATTCTGCACCCTCACAATCTAATTTTAATAATATATTATCACCCTCTATCATTTTTAAAATACTAGATAAAGATAGACTGCAAACCAGTTCATAATCTGTTGAAACATTGTACATACTATTTGCGCCGGCATTGTCATTATCAACACTTACCTTAATATATCTGTCATCTTCTGTTGATACTAGATTTCTTAATGCAATGACATTAGATAACCCTGATCTCCTAACATTCTTTTCAAAAACTATAAAAGTTTTTGAAACTGGTTCTAACCCTATTACCTTTTTAGCGCCCATTGATGCGGCCAATAATGAAAATGCACCTATATTTGCTCCCACATCGATAACCGATCTACCTAATAATTCTTCTTTAGTAAGATTATAGTGATTAGTTTCAATGACCTCACGGTACATGTTAGCATCCTGTTCCTTCAACCAATCTAACTTTTTCTTCAACCAATCTAAATTCATTGATGTATCTTTATCCCAAATGCATAACATTAAGTTTATATTATCAGGATCGCCCCTTACCAAAGGAGCATCTAGTAATGCTCCGTCAGGTGCTATATATTTAAATTTAAAATTAGGGAAATAAGATTCATCTAGCATATGTAATTTATGATGCGGACCCCATTTACCTGGTGGTTCAAGCATAGGAACTGTTATCATTAATCTTTGACAATGGTTTTTCAATTTTTCAACAATTTCTAATCCGTTTTCCAAATGCTCAATTACCTCAAAAGCAATTATAGTATCATACTGTTCTAATTCAAAATTATTAATATCATCATTAATAAACTGTGCATTATATCCCCACTCTTGCTCTTTAGCTGCTTGAATTATATGCTTATCATAATCTAATCCAGTATAGTAAATATTTTTAGGAAAGAATTGAATACCATACCCACTAGTACATCCTAATTCAAAAATCTTAGTACCTAATAGATTATCTGCGGCCCACTGATATCTAGTTACTTCACGGTCGTAAACAGGATCTCCCTTAAAAAATACTGCCCTCTCCCAGTAATTTGAAAGCCTCCATTTATACCATTCAGGATTATATTTTCTTGCTAGTGTCAATGAATTTTCTAAAAATACAGTATTATAATCATTTACTAGATTAGAATCATGCATAGTTCCTTCACCTTTATGATATATAGGAAACTCTCCTATATGTAGGTTAGTAGCAGTATCCCAAGATTTGTTAAGTACTTCACATACTTCAAAACCTGCATTCTCTGCTTCAATGCAAAACTCTGTATCTTCTCCGCCACCTACGCCATAGTCCATGCTTAATAATCCAATAGTATCAAATACTTTTTTATGAATCATAACACAAAAGAATACCGCAAAGTCTCTGCCAGCTGGCTCGCTCTGACCTTTAATAATACAACTAATTCCACATTTTGAATTACTAATAAAAGGACTTTCTAATAAATTTAACCATAAATTCGGATCTTGGTTTAGTAATACTGCATCATTGTTTAATAATACTATTAAATCGGTAGTTGCTAATTTAATAGCAGGATTACATGCACCTGAATACCCTAATGGTTCATTTGCCCATGCAATTTTAAAATGTTTTTTTAATCCTAAATATGTAAACTTCTCGGATAGTGAACCCAAATACTCTAGAGTATTATCAGTACATCCATTTGCGCTGACTATTAACTCAATATCTTCTATGTTAGAATATGCTAGTATAGATTCAATACATGGTTTTAATAAATCATCACAATGATTATAAGTGGGAATAATTATACTGTATTTCATTACAATGTACCTGTATGTTTATATTCTTCGTACCAATCTGTATTATATTTTTTAGCTAATCTCAATTCATTATTTCTAAATATCTGATTCCAATTTTGAACTAATTTAGGATCATGTACAGTACCCTCACCACGATGATATATGGGGAAAGTACCCACGTGTAGCATTGCTTCATTAGACCATACCATTTGAACAGGTTGAATGAGTGAGAACCCTGCTAACTCTGCTTCCATGCAAAATTCAATATCTTCTCCGCTACCTGTACCATAGTCTTCGTTTAGTAATCCAATCTTATCAAATACTTTACGGTGAATCATAACACAGAAAAATATTCCAAAATTTCTTTTTGTTATTTCGCTATACTTTAATAGCACTGCTGTAATTCCGCAATTACTATCATCAAATCCATTATTAAGTAAACTTAGCCAATCATTTTTATTTTGAGGTAGTAATACTGCGTCATTATTTAATAATACTATTTTATCTGTTGTTGCAACTTTGATACCAGCATTTGTTGCTTTTGGATATCCTAAAGGATTATTATCCCATACTATCTTGAGATGATTTTCTAATCTTAAATAGTTGAATTTTTCTTTTAGATTTCCTAAGTATTCCAAAGTATTATCAGTACATCCATTAGCACTGATAATAAGTTCGATATCTGTTATATTTGAATATTCAAATATAGATTCTATACATGGTTTTAACAAATCATTGCAATGATTATAGGTAGGGATTACTATACTGTATTTCATTTACTGTCCTCTGTTCTACTTATGACAGTAGATTTTGATCAGTAAATTTATATTAGCCACAAAAAAGCGCACCGAAGTGCGCTTCCCTGTAACTTCCCATCCCGATTGAGAATTAAAGTTATTCCAATATTATTGGAATGTAAGGTTAGAAACAGCAATTTCCCCAACATAGTCAGCAGCATTACCGAATGAGCTGGCTGTGTTTGTAAGCTCGATGTACCCATAACGAGTCATAAAGCTCACGACTGGTTCGAATGTTGACGGATCAAGGACAACACCAGAACTCATCAAAGGAATATATGGGCAATAGAACGCGGCTGCGTCTGTCTCGCTTGAACCTTTGTAACCGACTAGCACAGGAATGTTGTCAGCAGCATAGCTGTCAACGAACACACGCATTGCACCGTTCAATGTACCAACGAACTTAGTGTTTGTTGGGGCTTCGAATGTACCTTCTGTTGTGCGAGCAAAAGCAGAAGTTGTAGCACTCTGAAGAACTGTCAAGCTAGCAGAACTAACAACGGCCCAGTTACCAGCACCACGACGGGTACGCTGTGCAATCAAGTTAGCAACACGGTTGATAAGAACAGCTAGAGCAGCGTGTTCGTCACCAACGTATGTAGCTGTACCAGATACTGTGGCTTGGTTGTATGTATACTCTGTAGAAGCAAGAGTACGGAGTGACAAGAGGATCTCTTGATCGATCTCAGCAGTGATCTCTTGTGCTAGAGCAGCCATAATTTCTGCCTCAACGTCAATACCATGTTGGCTTTGAGCGTCTTGTGCAGCTTCGAATGTCCAACGTGCTTGTAACTTACGTGACTTAGCTTC